TACTAGAAGCAGAAATACTAGCACCTGCTAATATTCCAGTGTCATCGACAGTTACTACAGAATTTTGTATTAATTTACCAGTTGTTAAATCGAATCTAGCAATAGCGTTATCTGTTGAACTGACTGGACCAACTACGATATCATTTGTGAGTGGAAATATAGTCCATGATCCATTTACATAAAATCTAAAATTCAATAATGTGCTATCATAGTAAAAATCACCATTTACTGGTGAACTTGGTGCACTTGCTTGTGGAACAAGATTAACACCTTTTGAAATACGAAAAAAATTAAGTGACAAGTTAGACTCCTTTAAATCCAAACAATCATTAAAGAAAAAGAGGGCCCACTAATTAAAGTGGACCCTATAAGCTACTTATTAGCTTCTAAATCGTTTAATATCTGCATCCATGTTGAATGTACCTGCACCTGTGGTGTAGCTTAATTCAACGTTATATAAATTTTCCATATTATAACGCCCATCGTCTTACGTTATATCTAATAGTTCCTGATGTGCCTGTACTTGTGGTGGTATATAAAAGTCTTATATTTCCGCTATTTATATCGGCATTTAATGTAGTACCTACGTCTCCGATATCTACCGTACCGAATGAGGTCATTTGTACTGTAGTTCCGTCTGTTACCATTAATACAGATCCAGTTTCATAATTGCTTCCACGTTTTATACCGTATTCAACGATTATTGAATTATTTGAAGCCGCTGTATATGAAAAAACAATGCCATCGGTTGTATTATCAGTTAATGCACTTTGTGTACAAGAATCTTCAGTTCTAGTTAATGATGCAGAACTTACATACGCAATTGCATTAGAATTTATTTGATGAGTTTGAGATCCACCTGATACACCAAGTGTCCAAAGTCCGTTAGAATTAACACTTCCAGTTACAGTTCCAGTTGGGGTACCTTGTCGAAAGTTAAGTGTTGCGCTACCTGCGTCTGAACCTATTGCCCATCGATTAGCAACGGCATTTTCAACTATTGAAAAATATGGACCTCTTCCAGAAGAGGCCCTTAATTGTAACTCTAAAATAGCAGATATTGCTGTATTTCCAGATAATTTATTATCTGTTCCAGCAAAGTTAAAGGTAAGATCTGTATTACTATTAAGATACATCCCTTGGCCGGTTTGATTTGTAAATGAATATGATGGAACTGATGCTGAACCATTTGGTGCTCTAAAAGCTATAGTAGGTGTAAAATAACCATTTGCAGTATGTATTGCTGTACCGGCTGTGGCACCAAACGTCCATGCACCTGCTGAAGATATATCACCAACTTGAGTTGTACTTATTGAGAAACCAATTCCTGTACCGCCAGATAGATATATACCAGTTGTAGAATCTGATCTAAATGATAATGCAGGTAACGCGGCGGTGCCATTAACTAATCTAAGAGGTAATATAGATTCATTGTATGTAGCAGAAAAATTCCAAACATTTGCTCCAGCTACTGCAACACTTAATAAATTACTGCCCGCTGTATATATACCAAGGCTTGGTTCACTTGTAAATGCTATAGAAGGCGCACCTAATGTTCCATTTGGGAATAATGATTGAGCTAGAAAGCTAGTTGTGGCATTTATTGTTAATGTATCAGCAGGGTTATCACCTATTGTTGTATTACCTGTAATACTTAAATTAGTAAAACTACTTGTTCCACTGAAAGTACCATTTGATATACTTGGTGAACTAAATGTACCGCCATTTACTGTGGGGGTGTTAATAGTTGGACTATTAAAAGTTCCACCTGTAAAGGTAGACCCTGTAAAAGTTTTATTTGAAATAGTTTGAGCTGTGCTTAAATTAACTAAATCTATGCTATTCCATGATGGAACTGCATCAATAGACCCTGCGCCAAATGCTAAGTTACCAGAATTAGTTGAATTTCTAAATGAAATAAGATCAGTATTAGCTAATCTTATTTGACCTGCACTAGATATATTACTTGATCTAGTTTTATAATAAAGTGATTTAATACCATAAACTGCACCAAAATCAACATCGGCAGTTAAAGTAAACAATCCTCCGGTTTTTTTGAGGGTATTTTGAGTTATAGCAGATGCCCAATTTGTTGCATCTGGTCCCCAACCTTCTGAAGAAGTAGTTGGGTAGTTATATGTTATACCAGCTATTGTTAAAGGAATCGACATTAAATATCTCCTGTTAATGAAAATAAGCCGCCAGATTTTTGCAGAGTACAATTAGTAATTGCAACAGTCCAGTTTGTACTATATGGTCCCCGTTCTTTGTCAGTTAACTCTGGATATTGATATATGACGCCATTTACATTTAGTGGATCTGCCATTTATGATCTTCCTGTACCCTGGCATATTTAAAAGTATTCCAGGGGTCAATAGGTTTTTGCTTAAGCCGCTGGAGGAATAATAGTATCTGAGTCAAGAGTAGCTGCTGTTAAAACTAGACGACTTCTAGACATGTTATTGATTTCCTTATATACTTAAACAGGACTGTAAGGCTACAACATCTATACACCATGTAGAGAAGTACAAGTTAAGTAATTATTTATATTATACTTATTAAGTTATTAATATAAAAGGAATTTCTTAAAGGGTTGAATATACCCATTTTGGTAGTGAGGAAGATTTAATAATTTACACAATAAAAAAGGGAACTAGTTAAACCCGAAATGGCAAAATTGTTATTAATTAGCACCAAGGGGTTGACAACCAAGGGGGTGATTACATAGGAATAAAACGATAACCCTTGTATTCGTTAGATCTACTGCCATTAAGAATCTCGATAAGAGTTTTTGCGGTTATCATAAGAGCTTTAGTACACTTGGCCCTACTGCTGTATACTTGCTCTATTTGTGTAGAAATTTCAATTACTCGAACAGCCTTACTGGTAGCAGCTTGTGCCTTTAACAGACAGCCGGATTTTTCCCAGCTCTTTAAGGCTTTCATTTTGTCTGAATGTTCTTTAAGCTTATCCTCTGTCCAGTATTCTCGAAACCCAGACAGACGAGTTGTCTTTTGCTCATCTGTTAACTCTTTCCATCTAGCACTTTCTGTGTCAGCCTTTTTAAGCTTATTCCCAGGGGTTGACCAGTATTCCCTAGTTGATAGAGAAGATTGCTGTTTACTTGCTGCTTCACCGATGGACGCTCTATAATCTAATAAATATTTGGTGATTTTTGCTTTATGCTCTGGTTGAGCAACCAACTGTTTTCTAACTTTACTAATATCATCAATAGCTTGTTTACACCATTTACCAGCATTGTCCCCTGATTTTAGATTATAACCATTTGGAACTAAAGAATTTAAAGTATCAATAAAATAGATTTCTTTTAAATTAAGTTCTTCTTCACTAAAGCAACTACAGATGGGTTCAATGATAAAATTTATGTGGCCATATTTTGATATGGATGAATGTAGAGCAGAATTGCTTCTATTATTTCTGGATGCACTTTTATGCATATTCCATCGTCGTTTAAGCTTGGTTGTAGTTTGACTTATGTAAATTTTACCATTAATTTTATTCGTTACTTTATAGATCATTCCGTAGTTCATATTTTTAGTATAACATATCCTGGGGTGTTTGTCAAGTGGTATACTGATTAACCTCTATTGTTTTAAATATTAAAAAGGGAACTAGTTAAACTAGTTCCCTTTAAACATGTTTAAAACGTAATTAAATTACGAATTAACGATGTTGTTGATCTTAACTAATCTAGCCGGAGAGTCGCTAAATAAAGTTTGATCAGTATAGGCGCGGAGCTCATACCCAGCAGAGCTTGTAAGTTCCAAGAAGAAATCTTCTTGTTGTTGGCGACCTGGCATTTTGAAGCTGATGTTCATAGCGCCAATTCGTTTCAATCGTTTAGGAGGAAATACGAAAGCTTCGCCTTCTTTGATATAGATAGAACTGACGATGTCAATTTTACCATTTTGTCCGTGAAAGCAATATTCAGAAGCGCCGTTTTCAAGTTTGCTTGTCTTATAGCTGTCATCATACATACGAAGAGCAGCTTGATCTGAACTAATGTTAGCCCAGGTCTTAGGAGAAAGCATACATACTACATCTTGATCAAGACCGCGTTCTACAGGAAGTGCAACAGCAGCAAGAATCTTTTGGAAACTAAGAGCTGCAGAAGCTGCACTATAAACGTTCCCTTTCCAGAGAGCGTATACAGAGGCGTCGATATTGTAAAGTGTACCAGTGTTAGTGATAATTCGATCCAAGCCGAATACGTCGTTTAACAACGATCCACGTGGAATGAAAAATGCACCAGTGCCGATAGCACCATCAACTGCGGTTAAATCGGTTGCATTTCCGGAAACCGAAACTGTACGAGCAGTAAGGTCTACAGAAGTTACAACAATTTGAGCATTCGCGTTAAGCTTATCACCAGATGCTGTAGGAACAGCAAGAGAAGTTGCATCCAAAGGCATGTTTTCAGAACCAGCCCAGATACCAGAAGCCCAGCTAGCAGTAGCTAGTGTATACACTCTAGTACCTACAGTACCTGAAGTTGCTGAAATTTTACCAATATTTGTTCGTCCATAAAGACAGCTAATTTCAAGGCGTTTAGCCATTGAGTTAACCATGTTTTGAACCATGAGAGAAGTAGCTTTTACGAAAGCTTTTTTATCATTAGATGCACGTGCAGCAGCTTCATAGCTCATTTGTGAACGAATAAGCATTTGCGATCCGTTTAATTGAGCGTCTTTGAAGATAGCAGCTACGGCGTTTTCAAGAGAAAAAGCACCTGAGTCTGCAGCAGCGTACGTTACACCTTGTTCATGTGAAAGTTGTCACTTTCTTTGTTACTACTCTATTTCTAGAGCGGAGAAACCGCTTCGGGTTTCTCTCTTCCATTTTATTTATATTGGAAGGTCAGACTATCGCATCTCCAGGTATTTAATCTGGAGTTAAATCATTTAGTCGTTCACGGTTAAGTGAGTATTTTATAAGAAGAGCATCTGACACTAGGTTCTTATTAAACCTATGCCAGCTACCATTATGGGCTTTTTGAAAATGACATTTAGAACAAACTGTTACTAAATTATCTATATCTAAAAAAGCCTCTGGTTTAACCCAGTATGGTAATCTATGATGTGCATGTAAATGTCCACCTACTTTTTTACAGTAATGGCAGGTAAAGTTATCTCTATGAAATGTCCTATTTCTAACAGGAGCAAATTCATGGATTTTAAAATCTCTAGGACGTCTTATATATTTACCGTCTTTATAGTTAGGATTTCTTTCACCTGTCATCTGTTTTGATCGTTCTCCAATCTTTCGTTTATTTTCTTCGGTATGTTTCTTACCTTTAAACGCAGATGGTTGACCTTTTCTAGATGAACTTATTTTTTTTGCTACTTCTGGGGTATGTAGTTTTTCATATATCCCAGTGTTTTCTTTATTTCTTATAGAAGCAGCTTCACTTTGAGTCCTTAACACTCTGGCTTCTTTTAAAAGCCGTTTTACTGCCGTTGCACTTGTATTATTTCTTTTAGCTACCTTATAACAGCTATTTAATTCTAAATAATCTGATATTAATTTACTAAGAGGTATATCTTGTGCAAGTTTTTTCACTTATTCCGCCTTGTTATCCTATTGAGTCATTATACTCTTTTAGGAACTCCAAGTCAATTAGATTTAATTTTTCCTTATAACTTATAAGTTATATTAGGCCGCACACTTTACGGGTTGATGATACAAATTCAATTATGTTATCGTAAAGGCTTTTTATCCTCTACTTCTTACAGTTTCCCGTAAGTTCAGCGTACATTTTCACTATTTCTAGTGTTGCGGGCTCTTGGGTACTTATATTCTCTTTCGAGTTTCATTACCTACGCGTTACGGACTTCATAGCTATTACACTATTTTCGCCCTCGGTATTAGCATATCCTTCATCAGAGGAATTAGCCTTCACCGATACATCGCAATTTTTAATCGGCAGTTTGTTTGATTTTCTTATATTTTCTTTTGTTTAAAGTGGTTGTAAATTAGTATAATTACAAGCTTTAAGAAATTAAATATAAAAATCAACTATTTTCGACCGATTTCTTTGGCAGCTTCGATATAAGGTACTAATTTTAGTAACTTAACGCCATCTGGAATCAGATTTTCAATTTTGTCAGCGTAAACTTCCTTCTGTTTAACTAGTTAATATTACTAGTATATTTCCCTCTATTACTAGGGGCATGGACTATATCATCTAATAGAATTAACTATTAGGTATGCACTGTGACATTTTAAATTGATAAAGATCTTCTATATATCTAAATTTATATTGCATACTTTTAAATTGCAATATAAATTCTCTAATCTTTGCCCATATTTTTAAACTATCGGCTTGATTAAACTTAATAAATGGATAAGTTTTATTATCCTTTTTTCTATTAACTAAATGAATCTTAGAATCTATATCAAAATTAGTTTTTAACCATTTGATAACGATTTCTTGAGTTTCATTTGATTGATCACAAGTAAATAATCTAAATCTAGCTCCATAGTTCTTTTTAGAACCATCTGCTAGTTTAGAAATACTTGGTTCAACATATCCATCATCCATGAGCCATACGGCAAATGCAAGTTCTGGATGTCGAATAAATGGAAGTATTCTAGCTATATCCTTTTTGTTTGCAGGATAGGTAAACTTGTGCCATGCTCTAAATACATTATTTGTAAATTGAACTTGGATACTTTTACCTTTGTGGCCTTGTCGCATTTTAATTTCTTTATTAAAAATATTAGAAATTAATTGAGCTTTCCATGATTGGTAGTCAGCCTGTGACGTGCCGTGATCTATATTTAAGCTAGTATAACTATCTTTGCCTCTTTTATGGAAATTTCCATCTCCTAAAATAAGCATTAATATCATACTTCGTTTATCTTTATTAAGCATCTTTATCTCCTACTCGCTAAGCGATCTGGATAATTTTTATGTCTAGTCTCTGAACCTTCTGTATTTCTACAGCTTGGCTGCTGATTGTCCTGTATTTCAGGAGTTCCAGCAATTCACATACTTTTCTTGATCATTATATCATACGCTATGATATATGTCAAGGAGGGGTTAAACCTCACCTATTCAAGAAATTATTTAAAAAGGCCGTTCAGTGTACTGACTGTATTTGGAGTTGACATATTTTATATTTTCCTTTTCAAAATATTTTATATTTATTGCTTTAAATTCGCTGAATGTTTGGATTCAACACAAACTTAAATTACAATGATTTTTGTTATTTTGAAGTATCATTCTCAGGTTAGCTTTTAGAGGGTAGTCTATTAAACATCCTTATTAGCTAGAGAATAAGTTCGATATACCTATTTCTAGGTACAATATACTTATTAAATATAAATTTATTTTAAGTAGAAATATAAATCAGGGGTATCTGGATATAACCCTGTGAATTTAGGCATTAAATTGCTATTACGCTTTGGGGTATATCCTTCTGGATACGTGCCTAATATCAATTTATTATAGATTAAAGCGTATGAGCTTCCTCTAAGGGCTGGCCCTACGCTTCCATCTAGATCTGGATTAGTATTATGACATGATGTGCATTCGGAATTATAAACAGCTTTACCTCTTGTATAAGGGGTGGATTCCCCTTGTGGGCCTGAGCAGGCTGATATGAATACAAGTAAAGATAAATATTTAAACATTATTGTTTTTTCTTTTTAGATAATTTATTCATTTCATTAAAATAACATATATAAATACATTTGTCAATAAAAAAAAGGCGGTATAGTTTAGTATACCGCCTTCTAATTAATATAAAGGAGAGTTATATAATTATTTCAAATACTTATCCATTTCTTTTTGGAAGTCGTCCATGCTTAAACCTTTTTTAGGTTTATTTGAATCTTCTCTAGATTGGGTTGCAACTGCATCTGTTTTAACTGGAGATGCTGGGGCCTTAGCTTTAACCTTATTTACTTCATATTGGCGAATTTCTTTAAGTTTATTTTCACCTAAAAGTTTAATAAGATCTTCAACTCCATAGTTATTATAAAGTGATTTATGTTCTTCTTCTAAATCAGTTCTAACTCTAGGAGCTACATCCAAGGGCGAAGCTTCATATCCATTTTGAAGAGCAGATGCCATGTAATCAGCGATTCTTGCTACTGTTTTTGGATTTTTAGGAAGTTTATATTGATCAATAGCTTTAATGATTTGATCTTGAATATCAGTTTCATATTTAGCTTGAAGTTTAGTAATTCGTTCTTCTCTTTGTTCTGCAAGCATCTGATCTTTTTCAGCTTTTAAACGATTAATTTCTTCCATGATTTCAGATTTTTGGAGTTCTTCAGGAGTCATCATTTGTTTTTGAGCTTCTGCCATAAGATATTCTTCAGCCATTTTACGTACATCATGACCGAGGGATTTTAAAGCTTTAGATGGATCTTTTTGAAGAAGTTCTAAAATAGCTTCAGCTTTTTTACGAGTGGTTGAAGCTTGTTCAAACTTTTCATGGGCACCAAGGCCTAATTGAGCTAAACGTACAAGTTCAGCTTCTGATGTTACTTCTCGTGTTTTACCTTGAGATTTAAGCATCCATTTTTTGATAGCAGCTTTAAGTTCAGTCTCTGTAGGTTGTTTAACTTCTGTAGGACTAACTTGTTCAGCAATTTCATTTCCAGCTTCTGCAACTTCTGTTGCTTCATGTGGAGCTGCTAAAGTTACATCTGAATTAGAAGAATCGACTGCGGCTGGCGCTGGTGTACTAGAAATAGAAGGTGCATTATCTGACATATTATTTTCCTTTTTTACGTCTCTTTATGAGATAGTTATTAGTTGTCCATCTTCATTATTGAAGGTAGAACTTATAAAATACTTATTAAACGTCTATACTATTAGCTAAATCCTGATCATATGCCCTTTGTGTATAAGTTATTGGAAAGGTAAACGTTGGGATATTTACTAAGGATATTGCTGTAGAGATCTATAAATGTTTTATAAGGTGAATCGCCTGCCATAATTTATTATCCTAAAAATGTAAAAGCTCCTCCGGCAGCGCTTATATTTGTATTAACTGAAACTCCGCCAATATATGCATAGTTTATCGTGTCACTGCCGAAAGTAGACGGGGTTCCTTTTCCTCTTAGATTTAGACCTATTGCATAGTTGTGTCCGGTAGGCACAACGTAGACAATATTTCCTGCAGATGACGTTCCAAGTGCATTATTTACAGTCAGTGTTGTGGCGGTATGTGATGTAATTAAATAGATTCCAGTCGTTACACCTGTTCCACTTACTACTCTTAGGTAATCTACATTATCTTCAACCAAAGAAAAATCAGCTGCTGTATCAGTTAAAACTGATCCTGTTGATGTTCCTATTGTCCCAGTAAGATCTAGAATATCAACAAAATTAGGGTTGAGTGCTAGTGCTGTATTGCTCTTAGTATAGTTGCTGGTATCAGCGGTATTGTCAAAAAAGTTTACATTAAAATCAAGATTAGAATTTTGTGTTGGGGATGTTTTAGATATTCCAACGGCACATCTGCTGATGGTTACATTAGTAAACGAATTATTTGGACTAGCAGCTGCAGGCATATTTATTCCAGTTGAGAGTTTTAAAGAAGACCCATTGATAGTAGTATTAAATATCCTATTATTTCCTGCAGAATTTGATCCTAGACTTATGCCAATTGAGGAGCAGCTTCCCACTACACAGTCAGTAACAAATGTACTATTGAATACAATAGAAATTCCAGTAGCAGAATCGTGTATGTAACATCCTGTTATTGTTTGTCCTAGATTCGCGGTTAATACTGCGGTGCCGTTTTGGCAGACAACTTCACACGACGATAGTAGACTTCTAAGACCAACTTGGATAGCTGTTCTTCCTGACGTTGTGGAGGTATTTAAGCATTTAACCTGAAACAAGGTAGTTGCTGTACCCATATTTATTCCAATAGCGGCTGTTGTAGTAAACGATATATAATTAATATTCCAGAAAGTTGGTAAACTTATGGAAAAAGCTCCCATTGCGATTACTGGTTGTGATGTTCCACTAACAATAGGGTTATCTCCTCTAGTCGAAGTGTACCCCTTAACGAAGATAGGATCAGTTCCAGTAGCACTTGCAGAAGCAATTGATATAGACTCACCTAGTGTGTAGTTTCCTGATCTTACCCAGCAAGTATTGCCTCCTATAAATTCTTCAAATACATCATCATCAAAAGTAGATCCTAAAGAAAGAGAGCCGCCTATGTTAATAACGCCGGAAGCTCCAACGCCAGTGCATATAGAAACTGCTGCTGCATTTGTTGCACATGTTACTGAAACTCCAGCAGAAACTGAGGTTATCTCAAACCATCCAACTGTAAAATTAGTTCCAGATACTACTCTAGCAAAATTTCCAACCATATCAGCTGCTGCTGAAGCTGTTAAGAAAGTATTTCCAGAACCAACACTAGCTATTCCAGTTAATGCGTATTGTGCAGCATTTTGCTGACTGTAGTCAGTTCCACTAGCGCCTGTAACAAATCCGCCTCCGTTTACATTACCTGCGGTTGCTGTTGATCGGCATTCCCATACTGTATTTGCTGAAGCTGGCATGTTATTAATTCTCCTGTTCTATTACGGCTGGAATTACATTAAATAAACATCTTATTGGATTATTATTTATATCGATTTCCCAATCAAGGCCATCTTCCTGCACTTTAAATCTAATTGGCTGTCTACCTAAAATGATACTATTAGCAGGCAGTATGCAGTTATCTAGGTTACAGTTAATGAAGGTAATATTACTAGATCCTTCAGGAAAAACTATTGAATCTGGTTTCTCTTGAGAAAAGCATGTTCCGTAAATAGTTATGTCTGTAATTAGATTACTTAATGTGAGATCCCTGCCTGTAAAATCTTTAGAGGACAGTGTGTCACATGCAACGTATTCTTGATTTTCAAATATTATAATCATTACGATGGTAATATCCTTATTACTAGAGTTGCTCTTGTTATAGTACTGCAGCTGTCTACATTAAAGCCAATGATGTCTCCTGCGGTAACCGATGTAGTCCAGGTTGATAGACTTAAGTCTTGTCCTGTTAAAGCTGCACTGATTGTAGGTTTTTCACTTCCTGCAATAGTATCTGCTACAGTAGGAGGATAGTTAGCATAAGTATCTTTCCATACATCAACTACCATAGATCCTGATACATCGCCTAAAATAGTCCAGCCCGTAATAGTTCCCGTATAAGGAACCTCTATGTAGCCTTTAACTCCTGTAGTAATAGCAGATCCGCCTCCGTCAATAGTTAATCCTATAGTACGTAGTCCGGTTGCTATATTTACTTCTGTTCCAGAAGAGTTTAGTTTATAGAAATTACCGTCTGATTTAGGGTAAATTCTATTTCGACTTGCAGTGGGATTAGAAGGAGTGGCTATTTGAGCTAAATCAAATGTTCCGCTAAATGTACCTGAACCTGTTGTAACTATATTCTGAGCACCAAAATCTGGATTAATTTTACTTCCTGCAATAGCTGCTGAAGCATTAATATCGGCATTAACAATTGAAGCTGATAATGAAAGTTTAGAATAGTCAATAGCTGCTGAAGCACTAACATCAGCATTAACAATAGATGCTGATAGATTTAACTTACTATAAGCAATAGCTGCTGATGCATTAATGTCTGCATTAACAATAGATGCTGATAGATTTAACTTACTATAAGCAATTGCGGCTGATGCATTAATGTCTGCATTAACAATTGAGTTAGATAAAGCTAACTTACTGTAAGCAATAGCTGCTGAAGCATTAATATCGGCATTAACAATTGAAGCTGATAATGAAAGTTTAGAATAGTCAATAGCTGCTGAAGCTGATATTGAAGTATTAGCTATATTAGTTAAAGTATTACTAGAAGCAGAAATACTAGCACCTGCTAATATTCCAGTGTCATCGACAGTTACTACAGAATTTTGTATTAATT